TACTGTTTACGGTGCGTACTTTGTTGGAAGAACTTGGGAAAAAGGTAAAAGTAATGGCAAAAAAGATAGTTAATTCATACTCGCCTTCTGCGAGAGCTAAACGACCAAACGTACATTCTAAGAACGCATCTGTTGGACAGAAGGGTTGGAAGAAGAAGTATCGTGGACAAGGGCGTTAATAACTTTATGAATTCAATACCCCTTTGTGAATTTAATAGGGGTATATTTGTACCATAGATAGTTTCTGATGTCCTGAAGAACATTCTGTATCTTTTATTTGATTTTTGTTTTCATGTTAGGAAAGTGGTAATCTCAATAGGTTGCCACTTTTTTTTGTATATTGGTGTCCAGAAACAATTTTGCGTTAATCCACGCAAAAACGCAAAAACGAAGAAAATGAACACAAATCAAAAGGGCTGTTTCGCTGAATATAGATTCGCCACTATGGCTATGAAGAACGGATTTAACGTATCTATGCCACTATTAGATGCCTCGCCATACGATTGTCTATTAGAGAGAGGCGGAGAGATATTCAAGATTCAGATTAAGTTTATGTCTCGTTCCAAGAAGTATTTTAATCGTAACGATGATAATAAATCTGAGGTGCGTATAATGAATAGAAAGTACGATAAGAACGAGGTGGACTACTTTGCTGTATGGCACGATACTTACAAAGGGTTCTTTATAATTAAGAACAAAGAACAAAGGTCTTTCAGCGTATCTCTATCTGATAGACACAGACAAAACTTCAATAATTTTGCAAAAATATCATAGAAACATTTGGTAGTGTCAGTTGGGATTACTACATTTGCACTATGGATATTTATGAAAAATTGGTGGATATTCAGGGGAGACTGAAAGCACCAAAGAATCAAAGAAACAACTTCGGGAACTATAACTACCGCAGTTGTGAGGACATTTTAGAGGCTGTTAAACCTCTACTTACAGAACATAAACTTGTTCTGACAATCAATGACTTTATTGAGAATCACGGAGTGTTGTTTGTACACGCCACAGCTACTTTATCTGATGGCGAGAAAACAATATCTGTATCAGCACAAGCTGGTATTGACGTGAACAAGAAAGGTATGGACATCGCTCAATCGTTTGGTAGTAGTTCATCGTATGCTCGTAAATACGCTTTAAACGGCTTATTTTTGATTGATGATACCAAAGACTCAGATGCAACGAATACGCACGGTAAAACGGCTAAGAATGCGTCTAATGATGATTTAGAGTGGCTTCCTGAGAGTGGCGCTAAGTTTGACAATGCTAAAGCAGCGTTAAAATCAGGTAAAGTGTCTATAACTGACATTCGCAAGAAGTATAAAGTCAGTAAGAAAGTAGCAGAATTATTAAACAACTAAAATTAGAAACTATGACAGAAATGTATGTAAGTGGTACAACCACATTGTATGGAAACGGAAACGGTGAAGTCGTTATCGAGACCAATGAAGGTAAAGTTATAACCTTTTACGCAAGAGAATTATTCAAGGACTTACCAAGTATAATCTCTTTAACTCAGCAGGAAGTATCAGCCGAAGACGAGTTGATAAAAGAAAGCTGGGTAACTTTGGGCAAGAAGCTAACAAAACAATATAAGCGCCCAGTTGGAAGACCCAAAAAACGAGCTTCAGACGATGTATTAGAACAATTATTAAACTCTTAATTTTTATTTATTATGGAAAATCAACAATCAATTTTCGTTGGCTCAGGAACAAAACCTGAGAACTTCAATGGCATTAACTTCAGCGTGTCTGAAAGTAAACTAAGAGACCATTGGTATGAGTACAATGGAGAACGCTATGTTCGCCTAACTATTGAGCCTAAAAAAGAGCCTATGTATGGTAAGACACACAATGTCAAAATCAATACATGGAAGCCAAAAGAAGGCGCAACAAGTTCTACCCCTAACAAAGTTGAGGGTAACAATGATTTACCTTGGGCGTAATCAACCCACTCTAACTAATCGGGGAGGGCAACCTCCCCTTTTTTTTCTATTATGAAAGCTAAATACATAAAACTGGTTATGAACGAATTTAATTTGAGCGTTACTGAGAACGCTGTGCTGAGCTATGTTTGCTCATTGGCGAATAAGACTGGGTTTTGTTACGCCACTAATAAACATATATGTGAGAGTCTGAACTTGACAGACAGAACTCTCTTTAGGGTGTTATCTAATCTTGAGGACAGAGATTTCATAACACGAGTTACAAAGAGTATTGGTAATGATGGGAAGCAACGTAAGATTTACATAAACCCTGACTATCGTAATCTTTGTGATACAACGTATGACTTATAGTACGTTGTATAATAGAGTACAATGTACTATAAGTAAATATACCATAGTACGTTGTATAGCGTATAATACAATGTACTATTACTATACATTGTACTATATATAGTATAAAAAACAAAACAAAAATCAATTATCCAAATGTTTGTACAAGAATTTTTAAATATGGGCATCACACCGAAGGGCAACAGCGTTGAACAGAAGGTGATTTGTCCTAAGTGTGTACAGCTTGGTAAGACAAACTGGAAGGACACCTGTCTGTCTATCAACATACAACAAGGACTTTATAACTGCCATAAGTGCGGTTATCACGGAAAAATAAACGAGAATAACAATTATATGGCGACAAATAATCAACCCACTCAAGTTAAAAGAGCATACAAAAAGCCAAGTACTGAATACATGGCGAAACTGAAAGACGAGGGAAGAAAGTTCCTTAACGAAAGAGGTATTACTGATGAGGTAATAAAAAACAACAACATTGTATCGTCAAAGGACAACAGAAGCGTTGTATTCCCTTACTTCAAGAACGGTCAAGTTACCAACTACAAGACTCGCCAAATAAACGGAAAGTCGTTTACTCAAGCTAAAGATGCACAGCCAATTATCTATAACTACGATAGAGTAAAGGAAGAACCAAGTATCATTATTTGTGAAGGCGAAATGGACTCTCTGTCTTGGGAAGTTGCTGGATTGCCTTGGCACACTTCTGTAAATATGGGCGCACCTAATAAAGGTGATAAGAACATTGATAAGAAGTTAGAGTGTTTGTCTAACTGCTACGAGGTCTTTGAACAGGCTAAGAAAATATATATCGCCACAGATAATGACGAGAATGGTAGAATCCTTGAAAGAGAGTTGTTAAGACGTTTTGGAGCTGATAAATGCAAATTAGTCGATTTAAGACCGTTTAAGGACGCTAATGAGGTCTTGCTAAAGGAAGGCGTAGAAAGCCTCAGAAAACGCATAGAAACGGCTTATGACCCTAAAGTAGAGGGCATCTTTGAAGTGAATGATGTAATGGAATCTATGCTTGATGGTTTTAAGAATGGTCAAGAAAGAGGTACAACTACTTACGTTTCAGAAGTGGACAATGCTTGGACTTGGCGAATGCAAGAGGTAAACATTTGGACTGGCTACCAAAACGAGGGAAAGAGCTTGTTTCTGAATCAACTGGCGACAATCAAAGCCATTAAAGATGGTTGGAAGTTCGGTATCTTCTCGCCTGAGAATATGCCTATGAGAGACTTCTTTAACGATATTATCGAGATGTACATTGGCAAGAGTGCAGACCCTTACTACAATCATCAAATGACCGAAGCAGAGTACAAAGAAGGTATAGAGTTTGTAAAGAAGCACTTCTTTGTTATATACCCTAAGAAGAACTTTACGCTTGACAATATCTTTGAGAGGGCGAAGTTTTTAGTGCGCCAAAAAGGAATTAGGTCGCTAATCATCGACCCCTACAATACAGTCCAACATAAGATGTATAGTGGCGAGAGAGAAGACCTTTACATTAGTAGGTTTATGAGCGAACTGAAAAGGTTTGCCATAGATTACGACATAAGTGTGAATTTAGTGGCGCATCAAGTTACGCCCATTAAAGGTGAAGATGGTAGATACTATAAGCCTGATGTGAATAGAATCAAAGGTGGAGGTACGTTTGCGGACAAAGCAGACAATGTAATGTTCGTGTGGCGACCAAACAGAGCTTTGGATTTCTCAGACACAAGTGTTATATTTGGTTCACAGAAGATTAAGAAACAAAAACTTGTGGGTATTCCGCAGGAGGTTACAGGCATAAACTTTAACATTAAGGAACAGCGTTATTACTTTAATGGGTACACCCCATTTAGTGAAATAGATGTTTTGAGATGCGAAAAAAAGCGAGAGTAGATGCCAACCAAAAGGAAATAGTACAACAACTAAGAAAGCGAGGTATATCTGTACTTCATACGCACCAATTAGGAAAAGGTGCGCCTGACATAATAGTCGGCTATATGAATTACAACTACCTGATTGAAATTAAAGATGGGAATAAATCTAAGAGTCAGCAGAAATTAACACCTGATGAATTAGAGTTCGCCTCAAAGTGGGGTGGGAACTATGCAGTATGCAATTCATTGGAACAAATTTTGCAACTTATAGATTATGACCAAGAATGAGTTATTAGAAAAACTCGCTGAAAAGTATGACGACTGGATTCACATGGCGAAGTCGTTTAACATTAGCGAGGACAGCGCAAGGGAACTTGTGCAAGAGATGTTCATACGCATATTTGATTACGTCAAAGAGCCTGAGAAGCTGATGTACAATGAGTCTGAAGTCAATACCTTTTACGTTTATGTAACGCTAAGGAATCTTTTTTACTCAAACGCACACACTCAAGGAAAGAGAATCGTGCTTGTAGATAAGATAATTGACGAGATGGTAAACGACTTTGAGGTGCCTAATTATGGTGAGACCTCCAGAAAGGAACATCTGGAAAGGGTTTTCAATAGTGTTGAGTCCCTGATAGATACTTGGTACTGGTACGACAAGAAGATGTTTGAATTGTATTACAGAACTGATATGTCGATGAGAGACATCTCTGATAAGACTAAAATAACATTGAGTAGTATATTTAACACACTCAAAAACGCAAAAACACAAATACGAAAAAACCTAAGAGATGGGTACGAAGAATACAAAAAAACAAAAGAGTAAGGGCTTAGGAGACACCGTAGAGAAGGTGTTTAAGGCTACTGGTGTAGATAAGGTTGCCAAGTGGATGTTAGGCGAGGATTGCGGTTGTGAAGAACGTAAGGAGTTCCTCAATAGATTGTTTCCTTACGTTAAGCCTGAGTGCCTTACAGAAGAAGAATTTGAATACTTACATTGGTACTTTACAAATAGACCAAGCACAATTACTGCTGACCAACAAAAGAGATTGGTCGCTATATACAACAGAGTACTACACCAGAAGGCGAAGACTACAAGATGTACACCTTGTTTTATGAGCAACATTCACACAAAACTATATAAGATATACAAGGAGTATGCAAAGCAGTTTGATTAGAAATTCAAGAGATGTTCGTCAGACAATAGACTTTACTGGCGTACAGAATGGTAAGATGCACCCATCAGATATTGACGCTGTGTTTGAGTTCGATAATGAGGTGCTTATTCTCATGGAGGTAAAGAAAGTGGGTAACAACATTCCCGTAGGGCAAAGACTACTGCTTGAGAGAATATGCGACTCTTGGCATACAGAGAAATCTTGCGTACTTAAAGTAGAACACGATTGCTATGACAATACAATAGACATACCTCTTGACAAGTGTGTTGTTACTTCTGTTTACGCTAACAATACTTGGCACGAAATAGAAAACAAACCTGAACTTATTAGTTACTTAAATAGGATAGGTCAGAAATGGAACTGCCCTAAATGTAAATTCTAATGCCACTACTTCGACCTAAAAAATACGAGAAGAACAAAGACTTCATTCAGCGTTGCATGGGTAACGCCAAGATGGGTTCAGAGTTTCCTGATAGAGACCAACGCTTTGGTGTTTGCCAGACAATCTGGAAAGACCAGTTCGACCCAAAAAAGTAATCCACAATTTGTGAATTAAATTCATTTGTCTTATATTTGTATCATCAAATTGATACAGATGAAAGCAAAGACAATTATCACCAAACCATTTAACGCAGTAAGAGCCGCCATTGCACTAATAGTTCTTGTACTATTCTTTTGCATAGAGTCGGTGTTACTTGCTGTTTACTATTTGGTAGAAACCCCACTTCGATTCATACTTAACAAACTTGAGGCACTAATTAAATACATAACTAAATACATAAAGTAATGGGAAAATCAAGTGAAATGTTCATCAAGGACAGAGAAGAAAATGCAGAGGACTTCGATTGGATTGAAGTCGCTGAGAAAGATTACTACTCTAAGAAGTATCACAAAGATACTGCAAGAGAGGTGTTGAACTCGCTATTTGAAGGGTTCTACCACCAGTACAACGCCATAAGTAAGATTAACTCTAAAAAGATATAGCTATGGAATTATTGACTAAAAAGGTTATTATTTGGGGTTTAGAGTTTGAGGTAGACTACGATTACGATAGGGGTGAACCAATGGTAATGTATTACAAAGATATGAGTGGACAACCCGAAACACCCCCATCAGTAGAAATACAAGGAGTGTTTGTAGATGGGAATGAACAAGACTTGTATGAAGTTATGTCAGACGAGGTTCTTGAAAAAATTGTAGAACAAATATTAGATAGCCATGAATGACATGATAACAAACGAGGACTGTATGGACTTAATGGCAAGATATCCTGATGGGTATTTTGAATTAGCTATCGTTGACCCGCCTTATGGGATTGATATTGCTAAATGGGATGCAATAGATATGAAGCCAAATGATGATTATTTTAATGAATTATTTAGGGTGTCAAAAAACCAAATTATTTGGGGTGGCAATTATTTCCATCTTCCGCATTCACAAGGTTGGATTTGTTGGGATAAGGTTTTTAATGATGATGTAAGAGAAAAAAAACTTACAAAGGGCGGTGTTCCTCGTGAAAATATGCAAGATTTTGAGTTGGCTTGGACATCATTTAAGAAAAAGCCAAAGATGTTAAGGTTTACTCAAATTGGAAATTTAATTGGATTTGGAAAAGATATTTCAGTTGATTATGAACACAAAAAGAAAATACACCCAACACAAAAACACGTTAAAATTTATGAATGGCTTTTAATGAATTATGCAAAAGAAAACGATAAGATACTCGATACTCATTTAGGTAGTGGCTCAATAGCAATAGCGTGTCATAATTTAGGATTTGAACTCACAGGGTGCGAACTCGACAAAGATTATTACGAAGCAGCTATGAAGCGAATAAACGAACACAAACAACAAATAAGAATATTCTAATGAAAGATAATATGATAATGACTTTAGATGGGCGATTTTGGGAGAAAGATAAGCTCATAAACGAAATGTACGATGACCACTTCTACTACTCTTATTTGGGTCAGTATTCCCTTAGTAGTAGTTCTGTAAAGAAACTTTTGGATTCGCCAAAGGCTTACATTAAATCTTTAAGACAAAGCGACAATAGCCCAGCTCTAATTGCTGGGCGACTTGTCCACTTAGCTGTGTTAGAGCCTGAGAAGTTTCAAGAGTTGAACTTCATTGATGTACAGAGCAGAAACGCAAAAGTGTTTAAAGAGGCACTTGCTGAGAATCCTGATACATTTACAATCAAGGAGTACAATTCAGCTATGTATTTAGCAGAAGCCTTGCATAAGAATAAACACGCCAATGAGTTGTTAAACGATATGCAGAGAGAGATTCCTATGGTTGGCGAATTATTTGGTAAACCATTTAGAGGTAAGGCAGACGCTATTGGACATGGTAGAATCGTTGATTTGAAGACCTGTGCTGACCTTAATAAATTTAAGTGGAACGCCAAAGACTTTAAATATATGTGTCAAGTGTACATATACTGCAATTTGTTCGGTATAGATTATAAGGACTTTTACTTCCTTGTGATTGACAAGAACACTAACGACATTGGGGTGTTTGATATTTCAGAAGATTTCTATAACTTAGGCGAGAGTTTAGTTGAACAAGCAGTTGAGGTATATACCGACAAGATAGAAAGAGGTATGAACGAACTGCACAACTATATTGTGAGAGATACCCTGTGAGTGTAGATGAGAAATATCACGACCTAATAGAAGAATATAAAAACGATATTCTGTTGTCCTTGCGCCTTGGAGTGCTTCAAGTGAATGAGTTAAAGTATTTGCTTGAACACTTCAAGAGTGAAGAAAACTATGAAGGCTGTCAAGGACTGGCTAACGCTTATGCAGAATTTAAAGACGAATTAGATGAATATTGATTTTAAGTTTTTAGCTAAACTAACCAAAAAGTATTGTGGTGTAAACCCACTAAAGAAAACAAGAAAGAGAGAGTTTGTTGATGCAAGAGCGATGATGTATATGGTTTTAAAGAGAGTGCATTCTTGCACATATACTAACATCGCCAAGATGTTTAAATGTAATCATGCAACCGTATTACACTCCTTGAAAAGTTTTAGCCATATATATAAGTCAGACAGTAAATTCAGAGAGCGATATGACTTAATTTCGTCAGCTTATGTACAATGTATATTAGACACTACTGAAGTTGAAAATACTAATACTGAGGTCAATACTGTTTATGCTGAGGTAGAAAAGCTGAGGAAAGAGGTGGATAGATATAGGGATAAGCTAATCCGTATTGAGGAGTTTAATGAAATGATAAATGAATTACCAAAGCATAAGATTGACGACATTAAGAAGAAGCTGTCTATAATGATTCAAGTCGCCAAAAAAGATATAAAGCCTCGTAATCAACAGGCTGAGATAATACAAGCAAACGTAGTAGCAGGAGTATGACAGAGCAACAACTTGTTGGACTTGGATTTGAACGTGTAGATATTTCTTCTGAGGAAAGCGGAGAGAACTCGTACTATTACTATGCCTATGAACTTGTAAATGGGTTTGGTCTTATCACACCAGCTAATGACGAATTGGAAAACGATAAATGGTTTGTTGAGGTCTTTGAGTTTCCTGACTTGAAGCTAAAAGAGTATGACAAGTTAATAACATTTATGAACTCAATAAAACAAGGAAATGAAATTTAGAGCAATAAGAAACGCATCTTCATTCTTTATAGTGCCAACAATAGCTGTGGTTTTTGACAAGACTTGGTATGGTAATTACGAAATAGGATTTGCAATATTCAACTGGTACTTATGTTTAGAGTGGGGTGGTGAAAATTAGAACTGGAACATACCATAGTCAAATGGGATTTGGTATTCATTACATTTGCCCAAACAATGTAAAGTACATTGTGATTGACTTAGGTATTTACTACATTGAATTTATAATAAAAGATTATGAGAGCTAAAAAGACACAAGCAGAAATAGACTCAAACATCAGATTTATACCAACCCCTGAGTGGAAGAACGTATATCAGTATCACAGAACAAACAAACGAGCAACGCAAGTTGATATAAATAAGAAGCGATGAAGCCAAAGAAATACACACAAATTCAAAGAATTGTTCAACTTGAAAAGGCAGTAGCTAATCTGTACATGATGGTTCAGGCGCTTATAGACAAGGTAACAGATGAAAACAATCAGAGATAAATCTGTTACTTTAAATAAAGGGAATCAATGTCCGAAGAACAAAAGTTTGAGAAACAGGGTGTTATAAGCGCAAAAACGCAAAAGTGGTTAGCAGAGAAGAAGCGAAAAGAAGCTGAAGCTAAACAAGCGCCCAAAGAACAACCCAAAGAAAACAAGCCAACATTTGTAAAAGAACCTCACCAAAAGTATTCCGATGGGCGCAGAAACAATGGCGCAGTCAAAGGAATATCAAGAGGGCAAGGTCGTAAGCCAAAAGCGAAGGAAGAAGAAATAAAGAACTTTGCACTTGGTTCAATGAAACGAGCCTTTGGTAGTGAGAAGAAAGCGTGGGAAGCACTTGCAAACATGAGCAAAGATTCATTCCCTCACTTGCGCTTATTATGGGAATACAAGTATGGTAAACCGAAAGAGCAAAAGGATTTGAACGTAAAGCAAGAGATTAACATTCCTGTTGTGTCGTTCCTTAATCCTGAGCAGACTATTGATATTGAAGCTGAAATAAAAAACGATGGCGAAAAAAAAGATACAAAATAGATATTCGCCCTTTGCAAAGGGATTGAAGAAAGAGGACTTCGACTGCATCGACTACGACCTAAAGGGTGAGCGATGTGAAAAGCAATGTACCTTTTGTAGTATTCAATGAAAAAAGTAAATCTAAATCCAAAGTATCACAGCTTATTCAATTCGCCAAGTAGATACCATATCTGTACTGGTGGGCGAGGTAGCGGTAAATCGTTTGCAGTAAACACATTCCTTGTACTTCTCACTTATGAGCAAGGACACAAGATACTTTTCACACGATACACAATGACTTCGGCAAGTATGTCGATTATACCTGAGTTCTTAGAGAAGCTGGAACTTATGGGCATTGGCGAACACTTCACCGTAACCAAAACAGAAATCATAAACAACCTAACTGGTAGTAGTATATTCTTTAGCGGTATCAAGACAGCGAGTGGCGACCAAACAGCAAAGCTCAAGTCCATTCAAGGTGTAACTACTTTTGTTCTTGATGAAGCAGAAGAACTTACAGATGAAGAATCATTCGACAAGATTGACTACTCGGTTAGAGCGACTGGTAAACAGAACAGGTGTATCTTAATTTTAAACCCTACCACAAAAGAGCATTGGATATATCAGAGGTTCTTTCAGAACAGAGGTATTGCCGATGGGTTCTTAGGCGATAGCGAAAATATAAACTACATTCACACGACCTACCTTGACAACAAGGTGCATTTGTCTGAATCTTTTGTCGCCCAAGTAGAAGATATGAGAGAGCGCAGACCAGATAAGTATAAGCACCAGATACTCGGTGGGTGGCTCGATAGAGCAGAGGGCGTTGTATTTACTCATTGGCGCATTGGTGAGTTCGATGAAGAACAAGACACAATCTTTGGATTGGACTTTGGTTTCTCAACAGACCCCTCAGCGCTTACAGAAATCGCCATAGACAAGACACGCAAAATAATATGGATTAGAGAGCATTTCTACAAGGCTGGTATGTCCACCTCTAATATCTTTGAGATGTGCCGTAGAATCGCAGGAAAACAGCTTATAGTGTGCGATAATAGTGAGCCTCGACTAATAAGTGAGTTGAAGATGAAAGGACTCAACATAACGCCTACCATAAAAAAGAAGGGTAGTATCTTAACAGGAATCGCCCTAATGCAAGATTACGATATGGTAGTTGATAAAGGTTCTATAAACCTTATTAAAGAGTTCAATAACTATGCTTGGAAGTTGAAGGGTAGTATTCCGATTGACAACTGGAATCACGGTATTGATGGAAGTAGATACGCAATTCAATACCTACTTACTCGTAGTGTACCAAAGGGTATGTATGTAATAAAGTAAAAACAGGCGTTTTAAGCCCTGCTATTTGAGATTTAAGCGCACTTCTCGACCTAAGTGGTACTCAGATACCTTTGTGAATTTAAACGCCCTGTATGGCGAAAAAGACCAACCTAATAACTGTTCCTTTCTATTACGTCTATAAGCGACTTAACGTCTTCTTCTGTGTCGAATGATACGTTCACTTGGTTTGGTTCAAACTCTACTGAAAGAGGTGAGTCCTCATCATCAGCAGTTGATACTAACTTCAAGTTCAAATCAAGTGGGTACACTAAATAATCGTGTCCAAGTTCGTTTTCTTCACGAAAACCTAATCTAATTAAATCAGCTTTGTAAATCATTTTCTATTTCTTTTTGAAGGTTTGCTAATGCTCTCCACGCTACTTTAGCTGAATGGCGAATACCATCACTATCTATTGTACCAGCTTCAAGTAGATGTCTTGTAAGTGCATCTAACTCATCGCCAGATTTACTTCTATCCCAATGTAAAGGTGTGTTAGGATTGTGCTGCTCATTACCAGCGTAAGAGCATCTTGCCACCTCTCTTATCGCATCAGGGAAATAGTTAAGTACGCCCGAATAAATAGGTGTTTGTTTCCTTCGTTTCTTAACAGCCTCCTCTTGGAGTCTGCTTGTGAATTCAATAGGGGTATCTGTGAATTCAATACCCTCTTGGCCGCTTGAGTCAATGTCTTGGCCATGCTGTTGGTTATATTCAATCGCCTCATCGAGATAATTTCCTGTGAATGTAACTTGGCCCGTATCTGTTTGTTTCATAATTGTTACAAATATAACAAAAAGTTTTATTCATAACAATGCCTCTATGAATTTAATGGGCCTGTGAATTTAATAGGTCTATGAATTCAATACCCCCCTATGAATTCAATAGGGGTCTGTGCCTTTTGGTGGTGGCCTGTTGGATTTGACACAAAATGTTAGGAATGTAACAAAAGTGTTGCAGATATAACAAAATGTCGATATTGTTAGGAATATAACAAAATCCGTAGAAAATGTTAAATCTGTAACAATACAGCTTTGCGTTTTTAGGGTTTTGCGTTTTTTTCATGTTGTTATAAATGTAACAAAATAATCCGCCTAAAGTTTTGGCAGTTGGAACGGATTTGCTATGTTTGGGCGTGCATGTTCCGATAAGACGGAATTTGTTACAAATATAACAAAAAGTTAGAAGTTTAACAAAAATCAATTTTATGAAATCATTTAACAGAGACAATTTTATTTTAATTTGTACACTAATCTTATGGTTAGCAATCTTTGTTGGCGCGCTTAGCGTCATCATTCCCGACTGGGACAAACTATCATATAATTTCATCTAAAAACGTAAAAACATGGAAACACAAAACACAGAAAACACAGAAGTTGAAGTATTAGGTATTGCCTATTGTGGAACTGAAGTAACGGAAGAAAACAGGGACGAGTTTATATGGAGTGAACACGAGGACGAGTTTGTCCATATAGACGAAGCTATTGACACATACGACAGCGGCTGGATTCATGAAAGCACAGACCACTTTTATTGTGAGATTAGCGACAACTGCTACTTAGACACCGACTACCAACGTCAAACCCTTTGCGGAATTACAGCGCACAGGGATAATTTAGAAGACGACAGCGACTATGTTATATTGGAAGGAGGAAGGCATGAAGGCGAATGGATACATATAGACCACGCCCAATGGGACGCAATAAGAGGAATGTACTACCACGAGGACGATGAAATCGAGCCACGACACCCACGAGATGAAGTCATATCCAGCTACCACGACAGCCCGACCCATAAGGACTTGAATTGTGGTTCAATCCGCACCGATTTTTCGATAGGGTTCGAGATAGAAAAAAATCATTTTTGTGTAGATGGTTCAAACTTAGTTGATAGGGGAGACCATGTAGGAAGTTTCGACCTGTTTAAAGGATTCGAGACCGACAGCAGTTGCGGAGTTGAGGCAATAACAAACGTGCTACCATTAGGCGGAAAGCAATCCAAGGCGAGAGAATATGTTTTTTACTTAATCGACCAAGCCGCTGAAATCATCAACAGCCCAACCAACAGCAGTTGCGGAGGACATATAAACATATCAAGCAAGAAACAAGGTCTTGAAGATGGTTGGGATATATTAGACAAGCTAAAACACAATTTAGCGGTCATATACGCCATGTACCGATACAGGTTGCAAAATAGTTATTGCAAGAATAACAAGAAGATGGATAAAGGCGAAAATACCAAATACAGCCCAGTAGTTGTCAAAAGCGGAGGACGTATTGAATTGCGCCTACCTTCTAAAGTTGAAAACGCAGAGCAGTTGAAAAATAGGTACGACCTTATGTTCAAGATATTGTACCACACGTTCGAGCGTCCTGTATCATTCGAAGTACTGTTGTCTAAGCTAAGGCCCAATTTAAAGCGTATGTACAAGCGTGACAGCAAGGAAGCAACCGAAAGACAGGTTGAGAAAATAAACCGCCTGTCAAGACATTTTAGGTACTACCTTATAAACGATGCGACACACCCTGAAATCGAAGACTTCATTCAATAAATCAAATACTAACTTAAATTTAAAATCATGTGTATAATAATTGTAAAAGACCACGACAAGCAAATCAGTAAATCAATTCTAAGAAAGTCAGCAGAAATCAACCCCGATGGGCTTGGTATCTTATGGTTGGACAGCTGGAAAGTAAGTTACCACGATTCACAGGACTGGAAACGCCTACAAACCAAGCGCCCATACATTGCGCACTTTAGATACGCTACCATTGGCGCAGTTGATAAATCTAACTACCACCCATTTTACATGGACAGGCAACAGGCGTACCTTTTCCAAAATGGGACGATTCGAGGACTTGGCAACCAAGTCAAGAGCGACACCAAACACTTATCCGAGATATTGGACGACTTGCACCCACGCCATTGGCGCTCATTACTGGAGACGTACAATTGTAGGTTTGTAACCGCAGACACACAGAAACGTAAATTCGCAATTTACAACGAGGAGGATTGGCACGAGCAAGACGGAACCCTATACAGCAAGGACAATGTATTGGACGAGCATCTATTGGCGGTATATGGTACACTCAAAAAAGGCAATAGTAACTACTATCACTACCTAAGCAAAGCCAGCTATATAGGCAAAGGAAAGAGCGTAGATAAGATTCGAATGGTTGGAGACGGCATACCCTTTGCGCTACCAAAAAACGGCAAAGGTCATAATATAGCTGTTGACGTTTTCGCAGTCAATTCAAAGACCCTGAAAGCGGTTGATGGGCTTGAAGGACACCCAACATGGTACAAGCGAGAAAAGACCCTTGTAACGCTTGATAATGGCCAACAGGTTAACGCATGGCTATACTTCAACGACACGACCGACACAGGTAAGTATATGAAGTCATACGAACCAAGCTACAACTACAACAGCTACAATAGGTACCTTTTTAACGACTATGAACCGAGCTACAACAACAGCACGACAACTCAAGAGGAGGACGAGTATTGCGGTTGCAATCAACCGAGCGTAGTTTGGGACGAGTACACAAACGAAAGTTACTGCAACACTTGTCTAGGCGTCGTATAAATTAAAGTTAATTTAATTCTAAAGGGGGCATTTTGCCCCTTTTTTTGTACCCAATAGCCAGACCAGACCAACGCTAAAACGCATAAATTCAAACGGATAACAGCGGAAAAACAATCAAATAGGGGCAGAATTGGTACTTTTTTTCCCTCAATCCACCAAATTTAATACCCATTTTTATCAATTCAGTAGGGGAATGGGCATAAATTCAGCACCCCCAACCCCAAATTCAACACCATACCCCCCAACCCTAACGAAAAAACGCAAAAAAGGGGGTACTCTAACGGGATATATCGTAAATAACATTATATACCCAAACTCTATACACAACCCCATTTCCAACTGCCATTCAATTCAATACCCTTGTGAATCTAATACCCTTTTCGTATATTTGTGATATGGCAAAAAGAAAGAAACGTACAGTAGAAGATTTGAACAATCACGAAGAATCTCTAAGAGCCTTCTCTTGGTGCATTAGAAACGATATAAGAGCATATCCCGTACCAAGTGGGACTGAGTACCAGATAGCCATAGAAAGTGGCGCAGAAACGCTTATTTCGCCTCAGACATACAAAAAGGGCGAATGGTACACTAAAATATGGGAGATATATCGCCATTACTACAACAAAAACAACGGTGAGCAAGTATAATACATTGTACCATATACTATACAATGTATTATATATACAACGTACTAATATATTATTTCATTCTATACAACGTACTCTATTATACAATGTACTATATACTATACAATGTACTATATATAAGAGTGTATTATATATACTGCCACTACGGCAGTTGGGCAAACAATAAACTAAACAAATGTTAATTTAATATGGGAAAACAAGTAGAACTAACATTATCAGTACCTACTACTCTTGGCGATATTACGCTTGGACAATATCAGAGGTATATGAAACTTGTTGAACAGAACAAAGATGATGAGAGCGCAACTGACTTTCTAAATATGAAACTCATCGAGATATTCTGTAATGTAGAACTAAAAGACGTAATGCGTATTCCAGTATCGGAGGTTGAGAAAGTATTGGCAATACTCGGCAAAGCGTTTGAGGAAAGACCTGAGATAATTCGCCATTTTAAACTACTCAATGTAGATATGGGGTTCATACCTAACCTAGAACGTATATCACTTGGCGAATATATAGACGCAGAAGACAACATCTCAGAATGGGAAACAATGCACAAAGCGATGGCTGTGCTTTATCGCCCAGTAAACTTTAGAAGTAAAGAAAAATATACTATTGCGCCATACGACCCAAGTGATGAGGTGTCTGAACTAATGAAGGAGATGCCACTCAGCGTAGCTATGAGTGCTATGGTTTTTTTTTACGATTTAGCGAAGGAGTTATTGAGAGCTATCCCGAGCTATATACAAAAGAGTCTGACGGAAGAACAGACCTATCTGCTCAAGCAAACTTTGGCTCAAAGTGGGGATGGTATCAGTCAATATATGGACTCGCTCAAGGAAATGTCCTTCGGTTCGATGCCGTCACAGAAAGCGAATTATTCCAATGCCTCAACTACCTAACATTTGAAAAAGAGAAGAACGAATTGGAATCACAACTAATAAAGAACGCATACAATAAAAACAAATGAGAGAGTATTACGACTTAGTAGATAAATTATACACCTACCTAAACGGCAGCCCATCTGTCAATACAGTTACCTTTGGCGATATATTCCAAGTGGACTTGTCTAAGCAAACTATATTCCCATTGGCGCACGTCAATATCCAAAGCGTATCGTTCACGGATTATGTAATGGAGTTTAACTTGCAGGTAATTTGTATGGATTTAGTAGATGAGACGAAAGATGATAAACTCGCCACAGCGACTATTCCGTACAGAGGACTTGACAACAAGCACGACATATTGAACACCCAACTGACAGTAATCAATGGGTTACAGGCTTCATTACGCAGAGGTGAGTTGTTTAGGGATAAATACCAAATCGTATCTGACATAAACGCAAGTCTGTTTGAGGATAGGTTTGAGAACCTACTTACTGGTTGGAGTATGAACGTAACGCTTCAAGTCGCCAATGATGATATGAGTTTGATTAACGACACAGGAGACGCTTGTAGATAATGGATATTAGATTAAAAAATACAAGAGCGTATTTAAGGTCTTTTATGGCTAATGCAAGGGTATACTACAAAAACTTTATACTAAATACACCTGTAACAAGAAGATATGGTCAATTCAAGATAAATGCTACTGGCGAACTTGTAAATAGCTTAGAGGTAAAGGAAGAAGGAACTAATAGTTCGTTCAACTTTGACTTATTGGCGAATGAATATATACACACATTAGACGAGGGTTCTACAAGTGTAAGCGCCAACTTAAACGACCTTGTTAATTGGATAGAAAGAAAACCAGTTACAATACAGCCAAGTGCGACTCTTGAGTCTATGGGAGGTGCAACCCCAGAGAATTTAGCTAAACTAATTCAAACATCTCTTGGCAGAAACGGAATTCAGCCAATGAACTTTCTTCAGCGCCTATACGAAAACAGATACAATGAGTTACTTAATAATATAACAGACCCAGTTGTTAGCGATGTTACTGTTGATATAGAGGACAAGCTGAAAAAATCAGGGTATGTCAAAAAAGGAAACAGTTATACTTTAGAAACAAAATAATATGGCGACAATAATTAACGCAAGAAGTCCGTTCTTTGTAAAAGTAGAAAATGCAAGTTTAGGGAATGTTACGCTAAAACTTTATATATACGAAGGAAGTAAAAAAACATCTCCTGATTCTTCAGATTTGAAATACACTATAAGTAAGTCAAGCATTGAGAACAATGATTATGTTATGTTTGAAATATCAGAGCTTATAAGAGATTACATAAATGTTAAATATGATGGGGAATACGACAGCTACTCCTTATGGGTAATGTTTGATGTAGATGTTACAAATGCAGTAGGTGATGCAATTTTTGGGTGGACATCAACACCATCTAACCTACAAAACATATTAGCAGCATCGGGAACTGCAACAGGAACATCAACAAACAAACTTATAGATAGCTCTGCCTCATTTACATCAACAGTTCAAATTGGGGATATTGCCGTGGAAGACCAAAGTGGTTTTTTTGCTACTGTAACTTCCGTTGATTCAAATACCACATTGACATTAGACGATAATATATATCAGTCAGGCTCTGGATATTTTATATACAGGAGGTCATACTTTAATATGATAGCAACAGAGGGGTATGGTTACTTTGAAGAGGGAATCAATCCTGAACCAAGTACAGGTCTATTACAATCCAATCTAATATCATATCGCCCTGAAGATGGAAGTATAAACATACCGATATTTGCAGGAGGCACTAACAGCTTAGCGTTTTACAACAATGGAGAGCTTGTAAGAACACAAATAATATCCGACAACGACAATACCGACCAAAAGATTCAATACATCGCAAGTAGCGGAAACTCAGATTCTGCAACATACGAGGAAAGAGTACTTGAAGATGGGGGTACATTTGAAGATAGCGCATGCTTACAGAGATTCCTGAACAGCATTGATGTTGGCGCATTTGATGAGGTGTGGGTCAATTATGATACAGGTACTACATTTACAGGCGCAAGTAACACTTCAACAGAGGACACTAAGACAGTTATAATTAAGATAAAAACACTTGAGTGTTCAAAGTATGAGCCAGTACGAGTTACATTCGTAAACAAGTTTGGCGCACTACAAGATATTTGGTTCGATAAGAAAAGTATGGAAGCTATACAAACAAAGACTGAATCTTACAAGGCTTCTGTTGTTGATTTTGCGAATCTAACCTATAACACAAACGCCCATCAAATGAGAACATTGAATTTAATGGGCAATGAAAGAATCACGCTTAATACAGGATTCATTGATGATTCATATAATGAAGTGATAAGACAGTTAATGTTATCTGAACAGATATGGATGACAAAGCTAACGGACGAAGAACTTGTACTACCATTGAAAGCGAGAACACAATCAGTACAATACAAAACTCACATTAACGATAGACTTGTAAACTACACTATTGAATTTGATATGGCGTTTGACAAGATAAACAATATTCGATAATGAATAAAGTTACTCTATACATAAAAGACACTTATGACGAGTACCAAATGGTAGACTTGTTTGACGATGAAACAATATCCGTAACATCTAAGATACAGGACATAAAAGACGTGTCGAAGATATTTACGGACTTTTCCCAGTCATTTACTTTACCTGCATCTAAAACAAACAATAAGATATTCGCCCATTTCTATAATTACTTCTTAGATGGTCAATCATCAGGCACTCAAGAGGTGGGGGTATTTGACGCAAGGAGTAAAAAAGATGCTATACTTGAGATAAACTATATTCCGTTCCGTAGAGGTAAGATACTTTTAAATGGCGTTAAAATGAAGGATAATAAACCTTACGCCTACAACATAACATTTTTCGGAAATACTGTAAACCTAAAAGACTTGTTTGGAGATGATAAGTTACAGGTTTTAGATTGGCTTAATAATTTCAATCATAGTTGGGATAATGCCACAGTTAAAAGTGGATTCACCACAGGTTTAAGCACAACTATTGGTTCTTCTACAAAGACAAACGCAATTATATACCCCCTTATAACTCCAACAAAGAGATTATTCTATAATTCGTCAAACAATAGTCAATCTACGCCAACAGGAAACATAGCTTATGACGCAGGAGGTGGCGGTGTTCACATAAGAGGTGTAGATTACACAGACTTGAAACCTGCTGTTAAATTAGAATACATAATAGAGGCGATAGAAGATAGATACGGAATACAATTTACAGATGATTTCTTCGGCTCATCTTCTACAAATGTTCTTGATGGATTATATATGTGGCTCAGTCGTGAGAAAGGAAAAATATCTGCTGCTAACCCCGAAAGCATACTGAACAACTTTACTTATTCATCGGGAGATTTGCTTAGTGATTTTCAACCTGAAGGGGAGGTTTATTTTGAGGACTCAGGTTCTTTAACAGATAGTAATTTTAGATTCTTCTTGTATAGGCAAATTGATTTTAAATACAATGAATTTACATTTAATCTCACTATAACACCAAAAGTAGGCTCAACTACTGAAGTTTATGGCGTAAAGATGATTGATACGTTAAACAACAATGAAGTTTTGCAGGAATTTTCTAACCTAACAGGAACTCAAACTGTTGTATTTTCAACAGGCAGGGAGTCCTCAAAAAGCAGAACTTACTCAGTTCAATGGATTGTATTGTCTGATACAGGATTTGAATCAACAGAGTCAATGCAGATTATAGAAAAAATAAAGAAAGTTAGACCAGGCGGAGTATCAACTATTGATACTTTTACTGCCGTTTACAACCCCTCTGATGTTAATACATCTTTTGATATAGTTCTAACGGAAAGAGTACCCGATATTAAGGTTTACGACTTTATGACTGGTCTGTTTAAGATGTTTAATCTTACAGCATATTATGTAAATGATGTAGCTGATGCTGACTTTGGCAAGATAAGAGTTTTACCTCTTGATGACTTTTATGATGACAACCCTCAGATATTTGACATAACAAAATATGTAGATTCATCTCAAACAGATATTGATGCTACAATACCATTTAATGAAATAGAGTTTAAGTACAAAGACCCTAAGACACTATTGATGCTTCAGCATAAAGAAGCGTTTAACGATATATTTGGCGATTCTGAATATAGTGAAAGAGAAGCAGACAGAGGTAAACCATACAAAGTAGAGCTTCCATTTGAGCATCTCAAGTTTGAGAGGTTAGAAGATGAAGATACAGGAGATTTAACTCCTTATCAATGGGGTTACTCAGCAGGTGATAACTTTAAACCTGAACCTTCTGATGGTTCTTCGCCTCCAACAGCTGATTACGATTCTGTTCTTACTGCGCCAATATTATTTTACGGAATCATAAGAACAGGTCTTTCCTCAACACCCCTGAGTTGGCTTGAAGGCTCGACTCACGATGATTTAACTTCTTATTGGATGCCATCTAATGCAAATGAAATTAACATCGTTAGCGCACCTGATTTTACGCTTAACTTCGATATTGAGATTGATGAATACTCAAGAAACAATTATGGTGCAAACACAAACTCATTGTTTAAGGTATTCTACGAAACATACATTACAGATGCTTTTAATCCAAAGAAGCGTATATTTAAGCTGACAGCACATTTGCCAAACAGTATATTACTAAACTATAATCTGAATGATAGATTTCAGATAGGCGATAAGGTGTTTACTATAAATTCAATAGACACCAATCTAAAGACAGGCGAATCTAAACTTGAATTATTGAACGTATTATGATAAAGAATATAATAGACCTATTGCAACTCTCTGACTGGCATGGCGTATCTCATAATGTAGATATAGCGAAAGGAATGTATAGTGGTTGTCGCAACTGGAATGATGTTGTATCACAAGTGAAAAGAGTAAAAGAATCTAAAGCATACAGAAATGGCAAGTAAGGAAATAGTATTAAAACTGATAGTAGATTCAAAAACAGCTACTGTCGAAACAAAGAAGGTAAAAGAGTCTATTGACGAGGTAGCTAAAGCGGAGGAAAAACTCAACTTCCTTAGAAGCGACAAAGCTATTGAATTAGAGAAGATAAATCAACTTCAAAAAGTACAGAAAGACATAAATACAGGTCTTGCTAAATCTGAGCTTGGCTTAGCGAGTGCTACTCGACAAAGTTCTGCTGCTCTTAAATCATCAAGAGCGCAAGCAGGTCTTAACAACGCTATACTTCTTGAAACTGGTCGATTAGCTTCTGATGCGAGTTATGGATTTACTGCGATTGCGAACAACTTGTCTCAGGTTGTTAGTTTATTTACGAGCTTTAGTGCTACTGCTGGGGGATTTACAAACTCAATGAAAAAGCTACTAAGGTCTTTATGGGGAACTGGTGGACTACTTATAGGTATTCAACTTTTAATATCTTTTTTGCCTGGTCTAATAAAGAGATTTAAGGCGTGGAGAGAGGGAACAGATGACCTTACTGATGCGCAAAAGGAATTAACAAAAACCCTTGATGACCTCATAAAAAAAGGAGAGGATAACAACGAATCATTATTAGAGCAAGAGAAGTTATTAAAGAATGCTGGAGACGAACTTCTTAGATTAGGTAGGCTTTATAAGGAGGAATCAACTAATAAGAGCAAAAGTAGAGATAAGCAAGGAGAATACAATAAACAGATAGAGAAATCTATTGAGGTGTTTGAGAAGTACGGAATTGAGGTTGATAGAACAAGGCTCAAAGAAAAAAAATACATAGAAGACTTGGTTGGTCGAGGACAAACCGTAGAAAAACTTGCTAATGAAATATTTGGGCTACAAAGAGAATTAGAGGTTGGTAGAATACTCGGTGCTTTTGATGCGGTAGAAGAAGCAGAGAGAGAACTTACTATATACAAAAAGTCTCAGGAACTATTTGGAAATAAAGCTGAGCAGTATACTCAGAGCTTGGAGTATGCTAAACTTGTCGCAAGAGTTGAGGCTGCTAAGAATAAAGCTCAAAAAAAAGCACAAGAGAAAGAAGGTGACGAAGAATCATTTAAAGTATTTAAGAAAGGACTACTTGATTTAAGTTCAATGGAGGAGAACTTCAGGAAGAAGTCATTACAAAGTAAAAGATACAATGCTGAAACACAACTTAAAATAGAAATAGAATCAGCTCAAAGAGTTTTAGACGCAAGGAGAGATTCTTTTATAAAAAGGCAAGAACAAAGGCTCGAGGAATTCAAGCAGAGCGGGGCTACTGATGCGGAGATACTTGCAGCAGAGAAGGCTTTTAACGCATCTAAAGAACAAGCTGAAGCAGAACACGCAGACGTAATGATTCAGCTAACTGCATATCAGCAAAAGAGAATGCGTGATATTGAGTTTGAAAATGGAGTAGAACGCATCAGGTATCAAGAACAACTTAGCTCTCAGGAGGTAGAGCTTATAAGGGAGAAAATGCGAATAAACGACATTTATCTTGGATATGTAACCCAAACAGCAGGTGTTCTTAGGACTGCATTTAAACAAACAAAAGCGATAGCAACAGCAGCCCTCATACTTGAAAAAGGTTCTGCAATAGCAAGTGTTGTTATTAGAGCGAGTAGCAGTATAGCACAGCAAAGAGCTTCTACTGATGTTGCTAACGCAAAAGCATTAGCCAGACTTGGTCCACTTTCAACTGGGGAGGTAATTTTTAACGAAGCAAAATTCCTTAAAGGGGTTAAATTGACTAAGCTATCTGCTGGGTTTGCGATAGGCTCAATAGTTGCGCAGACAATATCTTCATTTAGAGGAATGAAAGGCGGTGGTGATAGTGCGGGCGGTGGTGGTGGCGCACAAATTCAAGCACCTGATTTTAATGTGGTGGGCGCATCAGGTCAATCGTTACTCGCCCAAACAGTAGCTGGTGCAGAATCAAGACCAGTTAAAGCGTTTGTAGTCGGAAAAGATGTTTCGACACAACAAGAACTCGATAGAAACATAACAAATACCGCATCATTCGGTTAATTTAATACTATGAAGATTATAGAGCTTTTTATAGATGAAGAAGGGTTGTTATCTGGCATAGATGCCATATCAATCGTAGAGAAACCAGCGATAGAAGAAAATTTTATCGCCCTATCAGAAGAAAAACAAGTACAACTCGCAGAAGTAGATAAGGAGAAGAAGATTCTCATGGGTGCGGCACTTATACCCAACAAGAATATTTACAGACGTAATGGCGAGGATGAATACTATATATATTTCTCTGAAGATACCGTAAGAAAGGCTGCTGAGCTGTTTTTGATGCAAGGAAATCAAAATAGAAGCACTTTAGAGCATCAGGCAGAGCTTCACGGCTTGTCTGTGGTAGAATCGTGGATT